GTTGTCTCTATATCAAAGGCGCATGGCAGATTGTAGTATCTGATTTTATACTTGAAATCATATACCAATCTGGCTTCCGGTAATTTGCCGTCTGTTGTAATCATGTTTGTTACCCCTTTTTATAATTGTAATTATAACCCGATTATACAACCGTCTGAAACGAGAAAGCAATCACTATTTTTGAAAATTTTTTCAAAAATATTTTCAAAAATTGTTGCAATGAATGCGGCTGTTGTCGTAGAATAACTACAGGCCAATAGGCCATAACAAAGCAGAATTGAATTTTACAAGGGAGTAACAAATATGAACAGTAGCGAGAAATCAATTATTGCCGCTCTTAACAGCGGCAAGCTTGTCAACCTTAATCTTAAATCCGGCTGTGTCCTTAAGAACGTGTCAGGGCGTGAGTTTGCTAATGCTCTCCTTAAGAGCCTTGATCCTGACAGCCACTTCAATGTGTCCAACGCCGTAGCTTTTTGCGCTTGTTCTCTCATGAAAGACTGTTTGAGTGAGAACGGCCTTACAGCTGCCGATTTTCCTAGAGAGGATTTTCAGATGTTCGGTGCTCTGTATGCCTGGTACATTGCCGGAATGGTTTCCGCAATGAACCACGCATCAAGCGTCAACTATCATCATTACACTGAACTGTTTTGTAAAAGTGTGTATGACCTGTGCAATGAATACCTTGAGAATGGTTTTTGCACATACCATAAGATTTAACCAGTTATAACCTAATTATCACTATCAAAGCCTGGCAGAAATGCCGGGCTTTTTTCGTTTTCAGATACCGCAAATTGTCAGGTG